GGTAATCGTGATGGACCGGCTCGGCGTCGGGCCAAAGAGGATTTGCGTCCCCAACAGCGTGAACTCGATCGGATCCCCCGCGTCGATGCTCGCCGCCAGCCCGTACTTCTCTACGAACTCGTCGTAGGGAAGCTGGTTCATGACGCTGATCTGCGTTGCGTCATCGGGGCTCACCGCGTAGATCACGATGAACCTGGCGAACGTCCCGCCGGTCGCCAGTTGCGGCAGGTTGTACGCCTGCGTCCCCGCCACCCCGGAGATGTTCTTCGTCTGCTCTGCTATGAGCAGATCGTAGGAACTCACCAACTCCCGAACCGCCAGGTTCAGGGAGTCGGTGATGTAGGAATCCGGCAGTGCCGCGGTGCTCGAGACGGACAGCCAGTCACGAACCCGGGTCTGAAGCTGAGCTAGGGTCGGCACACCTACTTGCGGCCGCCGGTAACGGGTCGCGTCACCTTCTCAGCCGCCGACTGGTCAACCGTGTTTGCGTTGGTCACGCCCTTGACGGGCTTCTGCGCACGCGCACGCTCCGTGCCAGCAAGGCCGCCCGTGGACCGCTCGTTCTTGCGCTGATCCATCGTCTTGCTTATGCCGCCGTCGTCGTCGTACCCGATGCGAGTCTTGTTCGTGTAAGCCATCTTTCTTCCTTACTCCGCGTTCTCGTTGTCGGCGCGACCGTTCTCGGCCAACTCCTCGAACTTCGCCGCCCCCAGTTTCTTGCGTCCGATCGAGGCCGCAAGGGCGCCAGGATTCCTCACCCCGGGTTCGCTCGCCAACTTGTTCTTCAGGGCCGCGAACCGGCCACCCTGCCCCAGCGGCGCACGCGGATTCGGTTTCGCGCTCTCGTGCTCCACCCGCGTCCCGCCCATCTTCGTCATGCGCGCCATCAGTTGCCTCCAGCGAGCTCCGCTTCGTTCGCCGCGCGAATCGCCGCAAGCTCCTCGGCATCCAGCGCCGCAGTCGTCGGGATCCGACGCGACTTGCGCTTCTCCTGCATCTCGATCGCCTCACGCTTGGCCAGCTGCGCGATCTCCTCCGGCGTCTGCACGTCCCAGATGAAGACGTGATACCAGTCGTTGTCCTCGATCGCCTTGACCTGCTCCTCCGAGGTCGCCTCGAAGTACCCGTTGTCGAACTTCACGATGTCGCTGATGTTGTAAGCCGGGTAACGCTTACAGATGAACGAGCGCCCGATGGGCTTTGGTTTAGTAGCCAATGGCTGTCACCTCGAGAAAAAGGCCGTTGGGATCGCCCGCCGCAGCCTCGACAGCCGCGCCAGAGGCGATTGTCTTATAGAGGATCATCTTGCCGTTGGCCGAGTCCCACTGGGGCGCCAACTTGATTCCCGCAGCCGCCGCGGTGCCCATCAGCCCACCCGGAATGATCGTGATGAGCCCGTTGTCGAATCCCATGTTGGCCGCGGTGATCGGGTAGCCACCCGAAGAGTAGGAGCCGTCACCCGTGATCTTGAACTGGTGGATTTTCACTCCGCCCAGCGCGGACCCACGCGGGATGATCTGCTTCGTGTTCGCCGTGAAAGTCAGAGACATTTCGTTACCTCGTTAATCTCGAGCGGAGGGGGCGGGGGACGATTTCCCCCGCCCCGAGCTCGAGAACTTTTACTTACTCACCGATGATGAGGAGGCTCAAAACAACCGTAGACGCGAAGTCCGCGCCGGCCGCCTCCTGCGCGGGGTTCGTTCCATTCCCCTTGTAGAGAATCACCTTCCCGTTGACCCGATCCCACTGCGGAATCAGCGCGGTTCCAGCGGAACCCTGCTTGCCGCAGCCCATCGGAATCACTGCGTTGACCTTGGTCAGACCCCAATCCGAAGCCGTGATAGCGATGCCACCCGCGGCGTAGGACGAACCGTCGCCCACGATCTCCACGTTGACCACCTGCTGCACCACTCGGCCGGGGGAGCCAACCGAAAACGGCGAACCAGCAGACTGCTTGGTAAGTGCCATTTGTGTGCTCCTTCCTTATGCCGAGAACGCGGAAGCGTTCTTGAAGACCCCGTGAGCCGTCTCGAACTGAAGCTCCAGGCCGCACTCGGTCAGGAACTCGTTCTTTGACGCATCGGCGCCCGGCGACTGCCGGTTCTCGAGATACTGAGTGTCGCGGCCACGCAGGTAGCGGTAAACCACCCGGGCCGGATCGACAATGAAGCCCCAGGAGTTGAACGTCGCGTTCTCCGACAGCAGCGGGTGCTGCTTCAGCTGAAGCGTGCCGTACGGGGTGAGCCAGGTCGTCATCTGGACGCCGTACGTGGAGCTCGGCGGGGTCGCGGTGATCGTGTGATGCGCGCGAGCGAGCTTGTTCAGCACGTTCAGCGCACGGTTGCCGACCAGCGCGAGCTTTTCGCTCGAGCCAGACTCGAAGCAGTCCTCCATGAAGTTCTCCCAAGCGTCGATCGAAACGGCGCCGGCGAAGTCCTTCACGTTGGTCGTGATGTAGTTGAGAAGCCCCTGCGTAGTGCGCTCGGGCTTGGAACCCGTGGTGTCTTCCTTCTTCGCGCCGAACATGAAGGCGCGCTCCATCTCGATCGAGTGGAGCTCGAGGGCTTCGCGCTTGAGTTCCTTGATGGCCTGCCCGTCAGACCAACGGACGTTGGTCTGCTTGGCAGTGTTCGTGATGTCGAGGGACGAACGGAAAATCTGGGTGAAGTTGGAGACAACGGTCGGATCGTAGGAAACGGCCGTCGGGAAGTCCGCGCCTTCCATGTAGTGCGAGCCGACAATCAGAAGACCGTCGCCGTCGTTCATGGACGCGGCGGAAACACCCTGGCCGCGGATGACCGTGATCTGGCCGGCCGTACCGGAGGCCGTGACCCAGATGACTTCTAGCGTGCGCTCGTTGAGCACCGCGTGGCCGGGCTTGAACTTCTTGTTGTCCGCGGAAGTCTGGAGCTCGATTACCGTGTCGCCGGAAGTCTGCGAACCCGAGACGATTGCACGCTGCGAGGGCAGCGTCTTCTGGAAGATCTTGAACTCCGGGTCGTCGGTTTCCTCGTCCTTCAACTTGGAGAGGATCGCGGTGAGCGGAGCCGATGCGTTCGGGAAGAGGAGGAGGATCGTCTGGCGATAGTTCTTTGGCCTATCGTCGGAGCTAAACTCTCCCGTTCCCCTCATGCCGAGAACAGGCATTTACTTCTTACCTCGGTGGACCGAAGCCGAGATCGCTCAGGAGATCCGCATCCCAGAATTGCCCCGGGGGCACTTGGCCGTTACCGCCAGTAGGTCGTGGGCTGTTTGCAGTCACCCCGCCGGCGTTGACCCGTTGCTGTTGACGCTGTTTCTGCTGAGCAGCGGCCGCCTTGGCGGCTTCGGCTGCGGTCTGTAGATAGTTGTCTTTGTTGTAGGCGATCCACAGTCGCTCGAGAGTGTCAGGGTCTTGAGCCTGCGGAATCTGAAGATTCAGCGACTCAAGGTAGCCGTAGAAATTCCGACGAGCCTGCGGGTCCGCCAATTGCGCGAAGTGTTCACCCCGCGTCGTGAGATTGGCGATAGCCTGGTCGATCCCGTAAAGCGTGTTGCGAACCATCGAGTCACGCTCTGCCGCGTTGACCTTCTCGATGACCGAAGACACCGCTTGGCGGGCGTCCATGATCAGGCTGTGGGTGAACATGAAACTGGCCGACTCGGCCGGAAAGGCGTCCGCGAAGTCTTTCGAGATGAACCCCTGATCCACGGCCTGCTTGACCACGGGCTGGAACCGCAATTGCATCTCTGCGGCACTGGGCCCCTGCGGCTGCGGCTGGCTGGCGCGCTGCTCCGCAGCCTTCTGCTGCTCGAGTAGCTTTAGGTGCTTCTCTTGGAGGCCAGAGTATTGGCCCGCCATGATGAGCGCTTTTTCGAGATCCTGGGCTTGGTACTGGCGTCCACCGATATTGAAAACTTGGGGTGCTTCCGGGGCCTTCGGAGTCTCCGCGGCCGTAGGCGCAGGTGCGCTCGGTTTCGCTTCGACTTGCGGCGCGTTAGCTGTCGGTTCGGCGGTCGCGGTCGGCTGTGACGACTCCTGCCCCGTGGACTGGTCAGCAGAAAAATGGTCGCTCGTTAGCTCCGCAACGCCGGCGTCTAGCCCGCCCGCGTCTACGTCTTCTGACATGAATCCTCCGGTCGCTGCCGCACGCGAATTGCGCCGGGTAGGCGACCGAAGTCAGTGTGAGGCTGTAGAGAGAGTTAGATGCTACGTCCCCCGCCGTCTATGGCGGGTTACCGTGGCGCGTGTCTAGGCTTTTCTTGAGAGCGTCGTACTCTGCGATTGTTCGGGCGTGCGAATCCAGACCGAACAGGACTTCCTGAATGCGTCCCAGAAGCAACTGGGCGCCTTCCAAGACGCGAACGTCGGTCTGGCTGGAGATTGCCCTGATTCGATCCAGCGCGGCAGTCTTGGCGGCTTCAAACTCGCTGGACTTGAGGTAGTCCCGCGCCCGGAGGTACCCCGCCTCGAGCGAGGAGAGGCGCCGGACATCGGCCTCGAATCGCTCATCCTTCATTGCGTGGGGACGTAGTTTCCCTGCTGAACCTGCTGCTGTACCTGTTGGTCGGGAACGACTTGGACGGGCGCGCCCTGCTGCATCCCCATCGCGGCCATCTGGGCGGCCTGCTGCTGCTGCGCAATCCACTGAGGGTCAACCTGATAGTACTCCTCGATGTCCCTGACCCCCAGGTTGCGAATCGTCTCGTTCAGGATCTCTCGGATGTCGAGCCTCTTGCCGTCCGTCGGGTCCGGTACCCCGATCCCGGGAACTGCACCAAATTGCATGACCGTTTGGAGGATGTTTTGCCACGTCGCCGCCAGCCGAGCAGGATCCCCTCCAGCCACGCCAGAATGAGGTACGTAGTCGAAATTCCCCTGGATGTCTTGGACGCCGATCTGCTGTAGGGCCGCTCCATTGTGTTCCTTCGCCAAGTCTCCTGCGATACGGAAATACTGATCCAACGAGGTGAACTGCTGCCGGTTGGCAATCGCCCGTTCCGCGAGCGGCGCGATGGCCTGCGCGTCCATCATCTTCGCGGTGACCCCTAGCCGCTGCGAGGCGCCGGAGATGATCGCCTGGACTTCCCCGAGCGTCTTCTGCTCCGTCGTCGGCGCACCCATCATCGGGTCGGACGCACCCGACAACCGCTGGCCCATGTCGAACAAGCCCTGCACCATCTCGAGGTGGGAGCCGGTAACGTCGGCCACCTTGAGTTGCGAGTACATCGCGTCGATCGGCGTGCCGCTGCGCAACATGTCGCTGCCGGCCTGCGTCAGCCGAATCCAGCGCGCCGCGCCCGGGTTCATCACGTCCGCTTCCTCGAGTAAGAGCGGATCGAAGATGAGTTCGTTGTTGATGAACTTGCGCACGTTCTCCAGATGGCTGTTCAGCAGCCAGTTCATCACTCGCTGGAGCCCGTCTAGGTTCTCGATCACGCCCGGGTTGGCGATCGTGTGCGGGTCGGGGTTCGTCTCCGCGACCGAATAGCAGAACTGGTTATGCGCGTACGCCGACTTATGGGCGCGGATGATCGTCCGCTCATCCGCCAGCGTGAACCACCAAATCTCGGGCACTTCGCCGCTGCCGAGCTCCCAATCCTTCGGGATCAGCTTCACCTGAAGATGGTCGAGGACGTAGAAGCCCTTGTCCTTCTCGTCGCCCATCTCGCGCAGCGCGAACTGGTCAATCGCAAACCGCGTGCGGCCAACCAGCCGCGAAGTCTCGCCCTGGCTGCCCGACGCCGAAGAAGTCTTCAGCTTGTCCAGATTGAAGTAGGGGCCGCCCTTGTCAACAGAGCGTTCCATGAGCGAAAGCAGCCCAGACATCACCCGATGCCCGAAAAACTCGCCCTCTTGGAGATTCGACATCGTGACGCGGGGATCGGGCCACGCATTGAAGGGATCCACGGCCGTCCAACGGTTGAATTCCCGAATCGTGCCCCACTGCTGCTGCGGACCCGGCGGCGGAACGATTCCGAGCTTGATTCCGATGGCCTGCAGCGGCGAAGGCTGCGGCCGAACCGTCATCCAGCCCGACTGATCCTCCCAGTGGTCGTAAATCACGCCCGTTCCGTAGCGATCGGCGTCCTGAATCATCGACATGACCGAAACGGCGCCTCGAGACTGCGAAAAGTCGTAGTCCAAGACCGCTTCCATGAGTTCCGCGGGCTTTTCGTCCTCGGGGCCGCGCCCAGACACCTGAATGAAGGGTTCCCGGTGCGCAAAGAGGCCAAAAAGCTGCGTTTTGCGCACTTCATGGATCGCATACGACATTGGCACGACGATTGCGCGGTCAAACGGGTTCTCCCGCTTCGCCATGTCGAGCGTTCCGTCGCCTTTTCGCACCGGGCGACTCAAATCGGTGTACATCCGAAGGTGTTCGTCCACGCGATCCCACTCGGGATAGCGCAGACTCATGTTTCGGTAGCTCAGATCGAGTCGCGCACGCAGTTTTTGGACGATTTTGCCGTGTAGAGGCTGATCCGGCGCCAGCCGAACCTGAATCGGCTGCTCTACCTCCGAGATTTGCGCGCCATCGGGCACCGTGAGGCCGTCAGAAGGATCGCCCGTGCCCGGAACGAAGCTGCTCCCTCCCGCGGGACCGCCGCCAAATAGTGAACTCATCGCCAGGGACACGGGCTGGCGCGATACCCGGCAGTCGGAGAGCACGGTACGGAGAGCAGCCTGCTCTTTCCGTTGCAGGTGATGCGCCGCTTGCAGCCGCCGACAGGTGTCGGAGTCGGCGTAACGTCGGTTGCGGTATACCCAGAACTCGTCGTGAGGAGAATTTCGTCCAGACGTGCGCCGACTTCGCGCCCGTAGAACTTGAACGTGTGAACTCCGGCCGTAAGACCAGTCAACACGCGCTGCGTGCCGTGCTGGCCACCCGAGCAGAAGCCGTTACAAGACCCGTCGCGGCGGTTGAGCCGGTTCCAGTAGTAGGTCGTGCTCGGGCTGGTGATGTCCGTCAGGTACAGCGCGTAGGTGCAACCGTCGATCGCGCACGGCTGCTTTGCTTCGGACATATCGAAGATGTTCGTCGCGCTGGTCAGGCCCTCCCCGTCGAGCTCGAAGTACATCGAGTCGGAGTTGGTATCCGCCGTGAGCACTCGCGCCCACACGTACCAGTCGCCCGTCGTCGGGATATTCACCGAACACGTCGCCGTTCCGCCGTTCGCCGGCGTCGTGCTGCCGTCCACGGTCGATGAGACATAGAACCCGCCTGAGGCCGCCGCGTCAGCGTGGGAGGCCATCGGCGCGACCAGCGTGCAGTTCTCCACCTCGAACACCGTCGAGGAGATGGACGAGGGCGTGTTGGTGCGCGTGGGCGTGTTGGAGGGCGTAAGAGTCGGCGTCGGCGTGTTCGTCGCCGCAACCTGGGTTGCCGTCGCCGTCGGCGTGTTCGACGGCGTGAACGTGTTCGTGGGCGTCGGGGTTGCCGGGACCGGCGTTGGGGTGGGCGTGAACGTCGGCGTGTTGGTGGGGGTTGGCGTCGGCGTGCCGGCTGCAAGAGTCGTCTCGATGATGAACGCGCCGGCCCGGGGCCAAGTCGTCTTCGGCGCGAGATCGCCGTCGCCATCGTTGGTCAGCGTGTGCGTTCCCGTCGAACCCAGATAGTTACTGCTGAGCGTCAGGTGCGTTTGGTCCGTCACGCTCGAGACTGTGTACGAAACGCCGTCGATCTTGACCGTGATGCCGTTCCAGACCGTCCCGCCAAGCGGGAAGTTGGCGCCGCCGGTCTTCACAACTGCGGTGTTCCCGTTCGTCGTCGTCACCGTGGAACTCAGCCCGAGCGGAGTCACTGGAGCCGATGCCCCCGTTGGAACGGTTACCGTGATGCCCGTTCCGCCCGTGTAGGTGCCCGACGCGACCGCGGTCCCAAACGGGTTCTGCGCGTCAAGGATTTCGTACTGATCACCATTCGCAAGACAGTTCTGCGACGAGATGTCCGCGGAGGGGATCACCGCCGTCGTGTTCGCATCCCAATTCCACACCATCACATGACAGCGACCCGTCACGTACCCGTTCGCGTAGACCTTGATGCGATCCACCGAGGGAACCGGCGGGTTCACGCCGTAGGAGGACCGATACCAAGTGTCCGCGTTGCCCGGCGCGGTGCCGGGGTCCAGGCCGTGGTTCACGGAGGTAATCCACGTATTGCCGCTCCAGGTCGTTCCCGTCAGCGTCCCAACCACCTCAACCGTGCCCTCGGTGTAGTTGCCCTGCACCACGTTGTTGGTGAAGCAGCACGTATACGGGTAGTACCCGTAATTGGTCCCCGGGCAGCCGAAGGGACAGCCACTAGTTCCCGTGTCGCCCGTGGATTCGTTGTTCTTGATCGTCGTGGAGTCCATCGACGGATTGCTGTTTCCGCCGTACTGGTAGTTGCGACCCGTGCAGCCCAGGGCGAAGTTCTGCTCCACGTCGTAGTTCTTCACGCTGGCCGTGTCGCTGCCGTAGAACTGCCAACACTGACCCGCGCCGCCCCAGATGATGTTGTTTTTGACGATGCCCTGCGCAACGCCGTCGTTCTGCGTGTACAGACCGTGGCCGTGGCCGCGATCCGGCGCGTGCCAGCCTTGGTTGTAGAGCAGATTACCGTTCGCCTCCATCCCATGCGTTGACGGGCTGCCCCAGAGCGAGATCCCCTGCTTGGTGTCGTGGATGACGCAGTTGATGACCTTGATGCCAAGGGCCGCGCCAACGCTTCCGCTGTTGTTGGTGTAGATGCCGTAGCCGTAGGCGATCTCGGTCGCGGAGGGCGAGGATCCCGAGGAGTTGGTGTTGCGACCGGAAGCGTTGATCGCGGTCGAAGAATCGATCTCGACGCCCTGCAACCAGACGTAGCTCGAGTTGAGCGTGATGACCGAGTTGCCGTTGCCCGTGTTGATGATCTCCACCGGGCAGTTGGTGCTGCCGCTCCTGGGGCAGAGTCCCCCGGCCGGATCGCCAATGATCTTGACCGGGTTGGCCGCGGTGCCATCCGCGATGTCCACCGTCAGGCCGTTGACGGAATAGGTGCCGGCCTTGAGGTAGTAGGTGTCTCCTGCGGCGTGGCCTGTGCAGCGGGCGCCGCCCGCGATCGCGGTAATCGCTCCCGGTGAACCATTGGAGCAGGTCGTGCCGCTGCCGCCGGAGCTCAGGTAGAAAGTCGAGGCCGCTTGGGCCGTTCGCGTGACCACGAACAGAAGCGAAAGAGCGAACAGGAGCTTTCGCATTAGCGAGTGAGTCCGTGCTGAACCGCAACGAATCGGTTCATCCCGAGCGTGAATGTCGTTGTGGTGCCAGCCGTCTTGTCAACCTTCACCTGCGCTGACGCCCCACCAGTCGGAATGTTTGTCGAGACCGGAGTAGAGCAGGCGACACCACCGATAGTGCAAGTCAGCGAGTTGCCCGCCGCGTTGAGCGTAATGCGGTACTTGACCATCGAGCCGGTCGTGACCGCGATCCCGGTGTCCGTGTGCGTGGTTCCGGTGCCGCTCTTCGCCGCCGAAAGCATCCAGTTCGTGGTGCTCAACGCGCGGCTGTAAAAGAGATAGATTCCGTTCGTGCACTCAGTCGCCGTTGCCACCTGATTGCAGAAGCCAATCGTGTAGTTGACGACATCCGTACCGTCGCCAATGCTGTTGATCTGTCCAATGAACTCAACGTCGATCTGCCCCGCACCCCATGAGTTGACGTTGGAACCGGCACCGTTGGTGTTGACCCACGTCGGAGCCGCACCGGTTGAAGCGGCGGTCGTTGTCGTGGCGACGCGCTGGCAGGGGTGTCCCGAGTCGGCACCCGTGCTATTCCCAACGCTGCCACCACCTATCGCATTAGAAGAAAAGGTGCCAACCCCGCAGAACTCCTCAAAGGCGATCAGTTTGGTTGATGCATCGAGCCACGGGTCAACCCACGTCGCGTCTTCTCGCAGGTACTTGCCCGTCCCCGCCGTCGCGCCGGGATCAGGGACGCCGCCGACCGCGTGTGACGCGCCAGACGCCACGAAGGTATTCAGGGTCACGGTCGGGTTGCCCGCCGCGCCGTCCGCATTCGTGATCCCGATACCCGCGTTAGCCGAGGCCAGCAGACGATTGATCGTCGTGTTGAGTGCCGTGCGAATCAGAATCCCGTTGGCGCCAGGGTCGGCCAGGCCACCCGACACGGTGACCGTCCCGCCATCCTTGCTTACCGCGAAGTTGTTCTTGCTGTCCGCATACGTGCCCTCCTGCGCCGCGGCAACTCCCGCGACCAGAAAGGCCAGCAGCGGAGCCCACCGCTTCACTGGTTGTACCTCTCGAAGTTGGCCGAAACCGTTCCGCTGGTGAACGTCGAGGCCGGAATGTGAATCCGGTACTGGTATGACCTGGGCAACGACGTGTACGTGCCGCCGTTACCATTCGCATCCGCCGCGGCCGGGTTCGTCACCGACGCGCACGCGAACCAGTCCATGTTGCTTCCTGACCGACAGTCGATGTTGACGACTACCGCGCAGGGGTTCGCGTTGCACTTGACCTGGGCGCCCAAATTCCGATGCCCGAACGTGTTGATCGTCGCGCTCGTGTACTCCGCACCAGATGTCGCAGAGTCAATCGCCACGCACGTCGGCAGAATGTTTGCCGAGCAGTTCTCGGCCGCTCGAAGGCTCAAGGCGAAAACCAGAAGCCCAATCGCTAGTAGTACCCGTCTCATCTCAAGCCACCCCAAGCTCACTCGGAAGACGCTTCCACGCTTCCATACACGCGCCACACATGAGCGGCGCAAACCCGCGATCCGGCTGAATTACCGGGCCGCCACAGTGCTTGCACGTCTTGTTACTGATGTTGGAAATGAACGCTAACGCCTGATCCGCCGCGTGCTTCAACGCCTTCGTCCCGCTACGCTCGATGCACGCACGGCAGTAGCGGAAATCCGGCCCAAGCGCGCCAACGTCGTACGTGAAGTCCACGTCGTAACAGTGGGCGCACTTCGCCAACTTGGAGAACTTGCGATCGAAGAAGAACTGCGGGAGTTCTTCCTTGTGCGACTTCTTGACGAAGTTATCCACGCGGGTTGTCCACCGTAAACGTGCGGCACCAGAGGCAGACGCCCATGCCGAACACGTCCCCATGAATGCCGCAGCGACAGAGAACCCAATGGATGCCGCGTGCGCAGCGGCCGACGAACCGATGAATGGCGGAGGCGATCTCGGTCGGGTTGGGAAACCGCGGGGTCTGATCGCCAAACTCCCGCACGGCCCACCCGTAGGGATTCACGCCGCGAGCGCTGCGAAGCTGCGCCCTCACCGCTCGCCCCGCGTGTGCCCGCGATACACCACATCGCCCAGGACTTTGCCCGGCCGCAGCGGCGCCCTTGGGACCGGCTTCAGTCCTGCAGGCTTCTCAGCCGAAACCGGGAACTCCTGGGCGATCCAGTAGCCCATCGCATCGGAAATGTGGGTTCTGCGCGAGTACGGGTCACGCTGGTCCGTGGACTTCAGCAGATCCTTCTCGTTCGGACGCCACATGACGCCCTCGAAGTCCTCGATGAGCTCCTTGCAACGCTTGGCGACGCGAATCCCGGGCTTCCCGTCCTGCGCCCAGAGCTTCGTGTCCACCGCATTGACACGATCCTTCACTCGAGGATTGCCCTGCGGAACACGCATCCTTACCGGCGCCGAATATCCACGCAGCGCCAGCCGCATCGTGTCGTAGAAGCTCTTCGTCGTCGCGTCACCGAAGATCTGGAGCTCGCCCTTGTGCGCGGGATACATCTCCCGAAACTGCCCCACCGCACCCTCGATCGTTGACGGCTCGCGGAAGATCTCGTCCAGCACGTTCACCCAACCCGCGATGATTTGACCCACACCCCATCCCAGGGGGGACTGGTTGAAGTCGCAGAAGAGGACCAAGGGCATCCGGTCGAAATACTGGATGTCATCGACAACGTGTACGGCCCGCTTAAAATGCGGGTAGGCGAGTGCTCCAAGGTGCGAGCCGAAGTCGATCTCCAGTTCTCTTGCCCAGTCCTCTTCGCGGCCGTACTTCTTGCGTTCATTGATCTCCCACTGCGGGTCGCTGGCCTTTGCCTCGTCCATCGACCAGTGGATCGGGATGACCGTGAATCCACGGGGCGAGGGATACCGGCGAAGAACCATCAACGGACAACCGACTCCACGGCCGGCGGCGGCCCGTTCTCAAAGCGGTACTTGATGAGCTCCGTGCGGTTGGGCTCGAGCACGTGATCGAACCCACGCGCCCACTCGCGTAACGCGCCCTCTTCCTCGGGCTTCCACTTGCCAGGGGGAAACGCCGGCAGCGACTTGGCTGCCGTCTTGGTTTCGTCTGCCATCGAATCCTCCAGAAAGTCGATCAACTAGGCCGGGTGCTCCGAATCCGCCTGACCCTTCTGCGCGTCCTCCGCAGCCTTCAGCGCGTCAACACGCACCTTCAGCGCATCCAGCGCATCCAAGTCCGCCTGACTCGCGCCACCCGCCGCGATCAAAGCCTCGAGCCGCGCAAACGCGTCCGAAACGCTCTGCGCACTCGCCGCATCGCTCGCCTCGAGCGCCGAAACTTCCGCACCGACTTCCGCGATCTTGTCCGAGATAGCTGACACGATTGCCTCCTCCGTCCGCTGAATTTTTAGGCGGGTAAGGCCGCCCTGAACTTCCACGTGGGCGATGATTCGCTCAGCCGCCCGCTTGATTTCCGCTGCCACGACACACGCAACCCAGATGCCGACTGCGAGAGAGATGCACGCGTACCCGAAGATCTGCGCGCCATTCACTTCACGCTCCCCACCGGGTAAAGCCGATTTCCTTGCAGATGCCCGCGAGCACGCCGGCGGGCCCGTTGGAGCTAGAGATCAGGATGAGCTTCGCGCCCTTCTCAGCCGCAGGAAGCGCTGCAGTCAACGCCTGGTGCGCCTCCGGCATGAACTCGCTCTCGTCCATCACCAGCACGCTAGGCGTGTAGGTGCGAAGCACGGCGCCACCCTGCGGAATCGCCCAGATGTAGCTCCCGGTCAGCCGATACGTCATGCGACCGATCGCGCCCTTGGTCGTACGAATCGCCGCATAGGTGCGCCGCAAGCCTTCGGGAATGCTGTTGTCCTCGATGAACGCGCAGCGTTTGTCCACCGCGAACGCGCTCTTGTCCTCAGTCTCTGACTGCCAGAAGATCGCGTTGTTGCCGAAGAACCGCGCCCGATGCGTACACCACGCGGCAAGAGCCCAGGAAACCATCATGCGACGCGACTTCGGAATCGCCACCATCTGGCACTCGTTCACGCACGCCAGGAGTTCCTTGAGGTACGTGAGATGGCTTGGCCACGGCGTAAGGTTCTGCGTAGCCTCGTCCGTCGTGAGCACGCAATCGGTCAGCCACGACCAGATGTCGCGCTTGTAAAGCTTGTTTCGCTCGGCCAGGATGTCGGCCGCCGCGTTGTGCTGCTCGTCCTCGGGAATCGAATCAAGGATCTCGGGATGCGCGTTGAGATCGTCCAGCGTTTCCCGAATCTCGAAATCCGCTTTCACTTCTTGACCCTCGAGATGGCGTCGAGAAGCTTGGCCATGCCAGAGCCGTCACCGATCGCGGCTTCGCGGTCTTCCTCGGCCGCCGCGGCCTTGCCCTCCGCACGGTTGAGCAGTTCCGAGAAGTAGGGCGAACTGCCAGCCTCCGCAAACTCAAACGCCTTCAACGCCAAACGCCGGCCCCGAGTCATGTGCTGCCAACTCTCGGGCTGGCTGTCCGCTGGAGCGTCAAGGAGCTCCGCTGCAGCACGACTGAACGCCGTGGATTTGCGCGGGCGCCCGCTTGGATTCCCGCTAACGCCGGGAGGAAACGGCTTGCCCGGATTGTCTGGCCCAAACGGTCTACCAGGCACAGACGGAAGCGCTGATTCCAGCGCGAGAACTATTAGCCCGTAGATTCCTCATCGCTTTCGGAGTGTGAGTCCGATTGCGACGTTTCTTGCTCTGTCCCCCGCCGTAGAAGGCGGGATTTGCGTTTCTGTCTTAGTTCGCGGTGGCGCTTGACTCGTTCAGGTTTGGAGTCGCGTTTGCGGTCGCGTGCCCTGGATTCTTCGGTGGCTTCGATGCGGTAGATCCAGCCTTTGGATTCTGAGGTGAGCGATTCGCGGGTGATGGTGTTGGCGGCCTCGAAGGTGATTTTGCATTCGGGGCATCGCCAGAGTTGGAAGCCGAGGATGCGTGGGAAGGGTGACGGCCGACTACGGAAGAGAACGAGGACGCCGAAGCAGTGAGGGCAAGCCCGAGATGATCTATACACGGTGCCGCTCCGAGTAGCTCCGGCGAGGTTGGCCCTCCTCAACCCCGCCGCCTACTACATAGGCGGCGGCGTGGTTAGAGGACGGTTGCCGGAACTTAGAGTTAACCCCGCCCAGGCGGGGTTGAAGTTGTTGACCGCAAAGCTCTTTAGACTCAGAAAAACCCCAACCCCGCCCCCAACCCCGCCGCCTAACCCCGCCCGGCGGGGTTGAAGTGTTTGACTTGTAAGGGTTTATCTGTCTAACGGACTGCATAGAAATAACCTCCGCCCTTGCCCTCCCGGTACACAGAAGTGATCTTCTCGTCAGACTCGAGGAGGCGCACGGCCATCCGAACGGAGGTTGTTCCGGTGCCGGGTCCACGACCCTTTAGGCGCCGCTCGAGTTCAGAGCCAGAGAGTTCCTGCCCCTTGGCGAGTTCGCCCATTACGGCACTCATCGCGGGCGCCAACTTGATCCTTGTGGCCTCCGCGTTGGCGGCCTCCAGGGAGCTTTCGTCCACCTCGAGCATTCGCCCGGAGGCGCTGTCGTAGCGAACGTTGAACGACTTCGGGAGCCTGTTCTGAGAGTTCACCAGCCGGTTTTTGACCATCTCAACCTTGACGATCTGATCGGATTCGTTGGGGAGGCTCATCACTAGCGCGACGTCGGAGAGGAACTCAATGGCGGCCGTACCGGAAAACGAGGCCATCGCAACGGAGTTCTCTTCGGCCCTGCGGCGGCTGTAGCTGGCGCGGTTGGACTGGCTGGTGAGGAGCACGATCCAGCCGTTTCCTGAGGCGCGCTCGCGGCAGAGTTGCATGAAGAGTTTGTAGGCTTCGCGTTCGGAGCCCGCGTCGAGTTCGCGCCTGGCGGGGATGGTCTGGATGGAGTCGAGAATGACCATCGCGGGGTTGCCGGCGCCGGTACGGCTGGCCGCGAAATCGAATAGGTCGGCAGCAGTGGCCAGATCGCAGTCGGGCTTACGGAGCGTTATGGACCGCTCTCCAAGGGCTTCCTCGAGCCGCGTAGCGCATTTGGCGGGGTCTTCTTCGATCTGCTCGAGCGGTATCCCCATCATCACGCCCATGCGCATGGCGGCCTGGGTGCGGCCCTCGTCGGAGAAGAGCGCGTAGACGGGCATCTTCTGGGAGACGTGGAGGGCGATATCGGCCACGACGGTGGTTTTGCCTACGAATGGTGCGCCGCCCACGGAGATGACGCGACCGGGTGGTACGCCGCCGCGGCGTAGGCGAGCGTCCAGCGGAGCGAAACCCGTCGGCACGGGATCGCCGTCTTTGGCCATCGAGGCGAGGACGGCGGCCGGCGAGAGGTCTAGGTCAGAAGGGGGCTTCGTCTCCGATGAGGTCTGGCCCAGGCTGTCGAACACCGAGAAGGTCGGTGGGTGGGATGGCATCGTGATCGCCTTCCAATAAATCAAAGAAGCGGATCCACTGTGGTTTGGCGGCATCCAGAGCGGCCGATGCTTTGCGTAGCTGGCGGGCGAGGTGTTCGAGGTTATTGGCCAGCGTTAGTGGGTCATCGGTCGGGCCGTACTCGAGGGAGTGGGGCGGGTCATCGAGGGTTGCCTGGAGCCATGAGGCGATTGTTTGGAGGTCTAGTTCGACCCAGGATGCGGCGTGGAAGACGTGGAGAAGGGCGAGGCGTACGGAGCGGTGGAAGGCGTCGTCGCCGGGGAATGCGGCGGTTATCGCGGTGCGAGCCTTGGGGTAGGTGTCGGAGTAGGTCATCGTTGCGTCTTATTGGATCGTTCGGAACTAACGATTGGACGTTGGTCTGATGGTGGATCAGTCTTGGGCGTGACGTGGGCTCGACCGCCGCCAGACTCGTCGCGTGGGGGCCGCGCGGACTTGGCTTGCGCGGTTTTGTCGCATCGGCAGTTGCCGCCGGGTACGTGGAGTCCGTGAGTCATGCGACCTCCCTAGCGAGCAGCGGCGCCGTGTTACCGACGCGGCGGCGGGCCATCTCGGCATAGGTCGGGTTGAGTTCGAGGCCCACGAACGAGCGTCCGAGTTTGAGCGCGACGACGCCGGTCGTGCCGGAGCCGGCGAACGGGTCGAGGATGGTGTCGTCCTGTCGGCTACCGGCCTTGATGCACGGCTCGACGAGTGCCTCGGGGAAGGTGGCGAAGTGGGCCTCGGGGAATGGCTGCGTGGCGATCGTCCAGACGGAGCGGACGTTGCGGCCGGCGGGGACCGTACCCCCCTTTAACCAGCCACCCGAAACGTATCCGTCTCCAACCTGCCGATCCCCATAGTTGCCGTCCCCGGCGCGGATGGCCTCCTCCCGCACGGCCTCTTGGTCGAAGTAGTACCGCGGCGCTTTCGTCAGGAGGAACAGGTACTCGTGCGCCTTCGTCGGCCGGTCGGTGACGGACTCGGGCATCGGGTTGGGCTTGCTCCAGATGATGTCCGAGCGGAGATACCATCCGTCGGCCTGGAGCGCGAAGGCGAGGCGCCAGGGAATGCCGACGAGATCCTTCGGCTTGAGGCCGGGCGGAATCTCTTTAGGCGGCGAAGGCCGATAGCCGACGTTCTCGCGCTGCTCGCGCCCGGTAAATCCGCCATTGTTCGCTATGCCTGAGCGAAACCCCGTGTTGGCATAGGAATCCCCGATGTTCAGCCACAGCGTCCCGTTGGCGCGCAGGACGCGGCGGACCTCCGCGAAGACCGCGACCATCTTCGCGACGTACTCCTCGGGCGTGGGCTCGAGGCCGAGTTGCGCGTCGATCCGGCGCGCGCCGCACGGGCAGTCGCGCATCGACGCGGAGCCGCTGCCGGTGTTGATTGCTTGCTTCTCTGAGACCGGCGACGCGAACCTTCCGCCACGCCTCTCGGGTGCATGGTCGCATCCGGCTTCCCCGCCCTCCCACGTCGCGGTTCCGTAGTCGCGCAGTCCCCAGTACGGCGGCGACGTGACGACGCATTGGGCGGACTCCCCCGGGAGCTCGAGAAGCCGCTCGAGGACATCCCCAACGCGGATTGACCACGTGAGTCCCGCGTCTTCCGGCGTGCTATTTGCAACAGTGGTCATCGTGGGGAATCTTTGAGAGTTTTTTTGCATTGACTTGCACTCCGGTCTGGGGGTAAGCGCGTATGGCCTTCAGCCGCGGCCCACCATGCGATCGCGCCTCGGGTTCGTCACGGCTTCTGTCTGAGCATGACTTCGCACATCTTCAGGAGCTCGTTGGCCTCCCAGGAGTTGGTCGCGGTGTGGGTGCATCCAGGCCAGTTGCGGGCAAAGTCGATCTGGGCTTGTGAGAGCCGGCCGCCGAGCGCCTTCACCTCGAGGAGGTGCGTTCTGTGCGTCGGGTCACCCTTGCGGGCAACGATAGCGTCTGGTACGCCGGCGGCGCGTTGGATTGCGGAGGTGATGCGTTGGATTGACCAGCCGGATTTCTGGAGGTTTTCGTAGAGCTCCTTCGCGTTGGAGTCGGGGTTATCGCGGCGCAACTTGAGCCTCCATGCAGCGGTCGAAGGTGAACACGCCGCCTAGGAAAATGTTGCCGAACTTTCGACCACGGGGGCAGAGGGAGCAGAAGAAGGTTTTCTCGCAGCCGTTCAGCCCATGAACGTGCTCAACCAGCGTCCAGGCGTGGAATCCGAATGAGCATCGCAGGGGACGCATCACTTTCCCATCTCCGCTTTCCTTTGCGCGTAGGACTTGTAGCCGCTCCATGCGCGAAGAGACTCGTTGATGATCTTGGATCGCTCGAGTTTGAGCGTCTTGAGTGCCTCGCCAACATTCAGCATCGCCTCCACCTCGTCTTCGTTCTGCGGCCGGTGTGCGGAATCCCAAAAGCTGTTGAGTTCTTTGAGTTGGGATATCTCAAACTTGAGTTCGCGCAGGCGCGGGAGACAAGTCGGATCGAGGATCACGCCTTCCCCTCCTTCGCCCGCTCGCGGATGGCTTCCTCAATCCTCAGCAGTTCGCCCTCTACCGCGACATCGGAATCGACCTTCTCGTATCGTTCGTGGATGTAATCTGCCGCCTCCTCATACGCCTCCGCCTGCGCGGCGCGCCAGAGGTCGGCGTCCATGTCCCAACCCTCAAGCTCGCGGGGCGTGGGTTTCGGAGAGTCGGACTCGGCAACGACCCTCCGAAAGAACGCTATGTAGGCTTCCGGCGGCGGCTTCTCGCTCACGGCCTGCTCCTCGACTTCCACCACTGGTCACCGAGAAATGCTCTGACCGCCCATCCGAAAAAGAATCCGCTCACCCAAAGGTTCCAGGTCACTTCCCTCCCTCCTTCTGCGCGGGGATGATGGCGAGCGGGTCGTGCCCCTGCTTGAGCAGGCAATCCTGCGAGTAGCCGCACCGTTCGCACGTTCGCCGCTGCCGCGTCTGGGAATACGGATGCTCAAACAGGCCCCTGCGATCCATCGCTATACCGTTCTCCTCATAGA